GTAGTATGGCAGAAGGTGTAGCTAATATTATGAATAACTATTCTAAAGCTTTAGAAAGCACTGGAGTGCCAGGAACACAAGCGCTAGATATTACTAAAGGAATGGTTACTCAACTTGGTAATTTAAATGTTGCGCAGAAAGCATTTTTATCTGCACAAACTGGTGGAGCAGGTGGTTTAAGAGGGGCTTTTCAGATTGAAGAAGAAATGAGCAAAAATCCTGCGGCAATCATGGAGAAAGTTCGTAATGAAATGACTAGAGAAATGGGCGGACATTTAGTTACACGACAAGAAGCGGCGGACAGTGAATCTGCTGCGCGACAATACCAAAAACAAATATCTATGATTCGAGGTGGCGCATTAGGTCCATTAGCCAAAACAGATCAAGACGCTGAAAGAATATCAGAAATGTTTAAACAAATGAACGAAGGAACTATATCAAAAGAGGAGTTAAATAAAAATATTTTAGAGAAATCAATAGATGAAGGTACAAAATTACAATCACAATCTTTAAGTTATGTGAATGAAATTCTTGGACATGTTGAAGCATTACATAGAATAGCAGACCATGGAAGTTATGGTTTTTTAAGAAACTCATTATCAGCATCGGCTGGAGAAGATGCAGGGCACGCTCAAAGTGCAAATGCAGCAAGACTAAGACAAAATAGAGATGTTGCGTCAAGAATTAACAAATCTGTTTCTGGCGAAACATATGGCGGATCAATGGCAAGAGGTTATTTGGGAGATAATTTTGGAGTTAACGCCATTAGTGAAATAAAATCAACATATAATACATTAAGCAATTTATTGACTGCTTCAAAAGCACCAGCAGAAGAAGTTGTTAAAATATTTAATTCATTTCGATCTGTAATGAATGATTCGCCAAAAGAGCGTGCACAGGGAATTAAATTATTAGAAGCAGATAGAGAAAAACGAAAAGTCGAGATGTCTAATGCGTCTGGAGATAAGAAGGCTGAAATTCAGAATGTAATATCTGCAGAAACAAGCATGATAGACTATGCTAAACAATTAACTGATGGGAGAAGTGAAAATAAATCACCATCAAAAAGGGTTGGGGCTGCAGCAGTGCGCGCAGTTGATGTAAGGCAAGCTCAAGACCAACAGCAAGCTCAAAATGCTGCTACACACGAACAGCATTCCAGCGAGGTTGATATTAGGGTTACAGGGTTCTGCGTAAAATGCAAAAATGATTTTGATTTATCAGTCAAAAAAACAAATTCAAGACAAAAAGCTGTAAATCCAGCAGTTGCCGCAAATCGTTAATAACTTATAGGAAATCAATATGTCTATCAATGGCGCAATAAATACTTTAAATAAATTTCAAAATGCGTTAAATGAAAGTAATCCATTGTCGCCTGATCAACAGGACCAGTTTAAATCAGATGGATTTTTATTACCATCTACATTTGCTGCCGATGGAAACGGATTACCATCTAGTAAAGTAACGCCAAATAGATCATATCAAATAAAAAGAAATATCATAACATGGTTTGTTCCAGAATTCGGAACTATTAGAATGTATATTAATCCTCAAAGCATAATATATACTAATAAAAAAATAATTGATAAGAAAAGAACCAAAGGTGGATATACTTTACAATACTGGGGTGAAGATTTAGGAGAATTATCTATAACTGGCACCACTGGATCTGCGGGCATTGAAGGTATTAATGTGTTATATGAAATTTATAGGGCGGAACAATATGCCTTTGATGGAATGGGTTTAGCATTAGCCGCAAATAATGCAAATCAACCTAATTTATTAAGTGGGCTATCTGGTCTTAGCGGTTCTTCGTCTGGAAGCTTAGTAGGTGGAGCTGCAGGTATGGTTGGGTCATTATTAGGTTTTGATTCATCTAGTACATCAATGAATAATATAAATTCATTAGCACAAATGGCTTTCTCAGTTGAGATGTATTACAATGGCGCAGTCTATCGAGGATATTTTACACAAATGACAGTAACTGAGCGTGCTGAAAATTTCGCATTAGATTATTCAATGAATTTTGTGGTAACTCAGAGAAGAGGATATAGATTGAATTATCAACCATGGCATAGAAGTGCTGGTGGTCCAAGTCAATATGATTCTGTTCATTCTTTCTTAATTGATCCTAAAGAAATAGCTGCGATTGAGACTCAACAAAGGGCTGTCGCAAATCAATTTACAAGTATATTGGTTGCTGCCGCGAAAAATAAATAAAGGTTTAAAATGGGATTTTTAGGAGATTTAGCAGATGCAATGTCATCAACGTTATCATTAGGAGAGAACACAAATCATTCTCTAGATGGTACTGTCGATGGTAATTATTCTAAATATGGCGCATTGGGAGATTTCGCTCAGCATATTGACCAATCTGCAGAAAGACGTTATTTAGAAGAGGGCTTCTTAAGAAGAGATCCATTAAATGTTGATCCTAAACAGTTTGAAATTTTAATGCAACAACCTAGTGCGACTATGTTGGTTAAAAAGAGAATGTTTTCTTCAATTGCAGAAAATTTTAGACCAGATTACATGGATGAAGATGAGAAATTATATTATAAATCAATTAAGATTTTGTTTGCAAATAAATGCGCACAAATAAGTGCATTAGAAAAACTATCTAAAATACAATCAGTAACATCATCAGCTGGATCTATTTCAGATTCATTAATGCCAATTATAATTACTTTAAGTGAAACTCTTGCTGGCGGATTTTCACCAGAAACAGCTCTTGGATCATTACCAAGAGCTTTTGGTGGAAATGATGGGGCAAAATTACTTCAGGTATCAAATCAATTAAAAAAAATATATTCTTTTAATTCTACAAATAATAGTACTACTTGGATAAATGATAGTAGCAATATATTTCAATCTCAATTTGGCAAAGGTACTGGAGTAATAGAGATAACAAATTTCACTAATTTTAATACAGAGGTGGCTATAAGTAGAAGTGCAAATTTTTCAGCAACAATATCTGACCCATATGAAGCTATGGTTATTACTGAATGGGACATTGAGAAAGCAATTGCAGATGCTACTAATATGTATAAAAATAGTAGTACATTTCAATTATATGGTGAAAATGGAAATGACCAAATAATATCTGAAAAACATTCTAATCTAAATAAGATACGGGCAGCAAGAGGAGCAAGCCCAATTACAATTAAAGTAAATCCAGATACATTATTGGGCAAGCGTGTTACTGCAATTTTTGATAGAATTGGTATTGAGCTTTTATTTAATTATGACTCGTCTGGTGGAACTGGATTCCCAGGATTAGCTGGCATAACTGGTGATGGTGTCCAAGTTACTAATGATTATCTCAGAGGAGGAGCAATAGCAGGAGAAGATGGACTTGATACTAAAAAAAGTCATCTTACATATGGTTTTGAAAATGGGTTATTAATTACTGATTCTGAATTAAAATTATTTCAGGCGCTTATAACAGCAATTTTTGGCAAAATACAGCTAGAGGCAAATTCAAAAAATGCATTCCAGTTTTCTAATAAGAACACCAATTATACTAGAAGAAAATTGAGATTTAATTTTTCTGGAAAATTAATTATTCAACCAATGGACGTAGTACATTTTTATATAAATTCTAAAAGTAATTTTGATAATAAATTGCTTGGAGGATTGCAGGGATTTTTTAATGGATATGGATTTGTTCAGTCAATGAATTCAGCCGAATTAGATATTAAAAATTTAGGATCATTAATAGGTTATGGAGAAAGCAATAGTTCTGCGATGGAAAAGGCGGCATATGTTGGAAAAGATTTCCCAGATTCTTTGTGGCAAACTTTACGCTCACAATTTATAAATGAAAATGAGGGAACTCACGTATATGCTGGTGTTGTTACTAGTGCATATGATTCTTGGAATGAAGGGGTATTTACAGTAAGTATAAACGGACAAGATAATATGTTTTATCTTGAACAAGGAAAAGTTAATTTTAAACCAGGAGTAGATTCTTTTAATGGAGCAATATATGATCCATTAACCCCATTTAAAAGCAATTTTGATACTGTAAGTAGTTCTGCCAAAGATGATTATCCTGAATTATTAGAAGAAAATAAAGTTATTCTTGGAACATCGGCAGATAAAAGTGGATTATTAAAAGCTAAATCCGGACCATTTGCTGGACAAAAAGTTACCAGTGATCATACTACAGATGTTTATATAGATCCAAATAGTGGAATGAAATCTAGAGTATTTTATGCTCCAGATGGGCTAACATATAAATGGAAAGAGGGTATTGGTGTCATGATTCAATATGGAAGTTCATTATTAATGAACCCTCCAAATAAAACAGGAAATCCAAATTTATTTCAAGATCCATTTGCTGGGCATGATATAATGAATGTAATTTCATTATCAATTACTGGTCAACCATATAATTATTCTAATTTTTGGAGATCTGCAAATAATATAGATAGTTATGGTCGTGATAGTCAAAGCCAACAGGATGCATCACATAGTTACATTTTTTCTTTACAAAACGAGTTGGTAAAAAGAAATGCGTTGTGGGGTAATTTTATTCCATTTAATAATTTAGTTATTAATGAAAAAGCATTTAGTCTTGCACAACTAGCTCAATTGAGTATTTTGAAAAGAAATAATAGTCTTGATGCAAAAATTAATAAACTACAGGATTTAAATAATGCTATTATAACAATGGGAACAATTAATTTTTTTGGAGAAGCGCCATTTCTTAATCCTAATCTTGAAACAACAAAATCTCAAGTTAACGAATTACGTAAATCAATAGATGAAGATTTGCAACAGATGGCAAAAGAAGAATCTGTTTTTAATGAAAATTATGCTTTAGCTGGTGCTGATGCATCGTATGATTATTTTAATAATGTTGATTCCAGTAATAGTGGGATATCTGCATCTAATGGTAATTCAAGAAAAGAATTAAGAAGACAAATGAATAATCTTACAAGAAGAATGTCTTATAATGTAAGAGCTAATGATGATAAAAATCTTTTTATAGTAGATGATTTTTATAATAAGGACTATGATATTGCCGCATTTAATCAAGCGCTAACAGATGGAACAAAGTTATATAATGATGATTTTCAGTCTGTTAGTGATAAGATAAAAACTGCGGCAGATTTACTTAATTTAGAGGTCTTTGCAGATACGCAAGGTCATATAAGAGTTAGACCGGCACAATATAATAGAATGCCAAGCTCTATATTTTATAGAATGATGTATATGAAGCAAGCATATGGTATCCAAGTATTTCCTCAATTCTTAAATGATTTATTTGCTAATCAAATAAAAACTCTTAAAGAGAGAGTTGAAATTTTAGATGATTTGGTTAGATTAGATTGTGCTATTATCTTGGGAACAGAATCTGGTGGGGAATCTGCTGATAACGATGCCAGACAATATATATTAAGTACGCTTAATGCCGTCGGTCCTTTTGCATTCGTATCTTCTCCAGATGGCATAATTACAGATCTTAATCAGATATCAAATATAACAGATCCAAGCGCGTCATCAAAAATTAATAGTTTTATTAGAGGTTTTCAAGGTCAAGCAACATCAAATAAAAATATATTTCCAAATACATCAAGATATACTGCTATTATAGGCGCTTTAACAAAACAAGCATTGAATTCTGGTGGATATTCAATGAGCAATGTTCCAGCTTTTAAAGCCAATACATATGTAGATCAATTAATATCAAGAATACAAGCGAAATCCGGACAAAAAATTAGAAAAGATGATTACTTAAGAAAAGATTATACACAGGATGGTGTGGTTGTTATACAAACAAAAGTATCTATAGATATTTTTAAATTATCAAAAGAATTACAAGAAAAATTACAGGAACGACAAAAAGTTATAAAATTATTCTATTCTGCATTAATAAATTCTCAAGAATTTAAGTCTTTAGATAATAATAAAGTGGCAAATCAAATGCTAGCACCAGCAGTATATGGAAACTCTAATATTCCAGAAGTTTTTGAACATATGATCGAGGATGAAAGTTATAATGATTATGGTGATAATTCAGGATCTAGATATATTATAAAAAGAGCTCAAATTAGAAGTCTTACTATATCTGAAAATAAACCAGAATATACTTGTGTGCAAGTTAGAGGCGTATATAATAAATATACAGCACTTACTCAACAGGGACCAGAAGGGCTTAATTCTTTTCAGGGTGGTGGAAATGGTTTAGTTACTGCAACTGCTGTTGACTATGATACTTGGAGAAATTATGGATTTCAAGCGCCAAGCCCCATCAGTGTGCCATTTTTAGGTGATCCAAATTCACAGTGCGGACCATATGCTAGTATGATTTTGAGTCGTGCTAGAAAAAATGTATTAAAAGGAAGTTTAGAAATATCTGGTAATGAATATATGCAGCCAGGAGAAGTAATATATTTAGAAGATCGTGGATTATTATTTTATGTAACTTCTGTAGCTCATACTTTTAATTTTGGAACATCTTTTACAACAAAATTAGAGTTACAATATGGTCATACTCCTGGAGAATATATTCCAACACCACTAGATATTATTGGAAAAATGATTTATAACAATAGAGATATTGCTGGCTATATTATAGATAGACAATCTAATTCTGGAAAGGAATATAACTATGGCGTAATTCAAATGGACCCAAACGCAACCAATAAATCAGTTTTACCAAATACCCCATCTAAAGATGGAAGTAGTAATACAAATCAAGATCAGAATAGTTTCATGGTTGCAAATAAACAAGTTATAGATAACATGATGTCTCAAGCTGCATATTATGTTAATTCAAAAAATACTAGTGGAAATAATGTTATAGCAAATATAGAATTAAGAATATATTATGATAATAATACTCAGCCAAATAGTGATTTATTAAGTTTTGCTGATGATATAAAAAATATTTTAATTGGAAAGTCTGATGAATTACAAACTGGCGGATCTACTTCAAATAATAATCAAATATTTCCGAAAGATACCGTATATGTTGTTCTGGTCAATATAGATGCTAGTGCAGATAAAGATAGAAGATCTCCATCACAAAAAGCAATTGATGCGGCAAGAAATCAAGCAAAAAATAACTCAATTGCTTTATCTGTTTCAGCTTCTGTTTCAGCTTCAGCTTCAGCAGGACCAGCTTCAGCCTCCGCTTCCGCATCAGTTTCTACAAATAGACCGCCAGCAAATGATAAAATAAGAGCGGCATTATTTGGATATATAGTAGATTGCTGGATAGCATTTCAAGATGTGCCACAAAAAACTACTGGTGGGAATTAATGAGTGATATTTTTGATGAGGAAGTTGGTCTTTTACAAAGGGGCGCTATTGTAGGATATGATAGCGTTACGCAAGTATTAAAAGTTCAATTAACTACTGTATCCGATATTAAAGGGCAACATCCTTTACCAATAGATGTTCCAGCTCCTCATTCATTATTTTATAATAATGGATTATTTATTGGGACAAAACCATCCATAGGAACTCCAATAATTGTTGGGCTTGGTTCTGGTGGGCAATATTATTTCGTATCATTTTTAGCAGAAGATTTGACTGTTGTTCCAAAATTAACAGACAATGAATTGTTAATACAATCAAATGATGATACAAAAATATCCTTGTATAATACAAAAAATACAAAAAATAATATTTTAATTGGTGCTCCGAATAATAATATACATATTAATACAAATCAAAATTTAATAACAACTAATTTTTATAATGAAAATCATTTTACTTTAGCTACACGAAAAGTTGAAGGTACAATTAAAAGAGATCTTCATCCAAATACTAATTTTGATCCAAATTCAAAAGTAGAAAATGATGAATATAATGACAAATTATTTACAATTGGATTAGATCCTACAGTTAGAGCCAATTCTGCAGTTGCAGGATCAAATAAAAATCCAGCGTTCATAGAGTCTAGAGAATTAGTTTATGAATTTCAGCCAACATCAAATATAAATGATGATTTATTAGAGTCACAATTATATAGTAATAATAAATTATCGTCAAAATCATATACTAGACCAAATAGAAGATTAAGCAGATCGGATACATTAAGTTTATCGTTGGTTGCCCCTAATTATTTAATAGAAACAGTTAAAGGTACTGTTGTTGATATCTTTGGAAATATATTAGATTTAAATAGAGCCCCGCTGCCTGTTGGGAAAGATCAGAATACATTACAGTCTACTAGCACAGATAAAGTTGCATCATTTAAATTAATAAAAGAATTAGAAAGAAAAAGTTTAGCATATCATTTCGAAATTAACGCAAGAAAAGATTTGTCTAGTAAAAATGGAAAATCTGTTTTACCAGATATTAATTCTAATGAAGATTATGCAAGAAATAGAAGTAGATTCTTTTTCGATATTGATAAAGAAGGACAATTTAAATTAAATGTGCCAGCATCCAGTGAAACTGGAAATATTCCATTATTAACTAGATATGAGAATTATTCTACATTTGGAGATGATGATAATAATAATCCAAATAAATTAATTTTTAGAGATGATGGTTTAGATATTTTTCAGGATTCATTTGCCGCCCCTAATTTTGATATTAATTCTGGCACTTTTAGTTTAGATATGGGCACTGTTAAATTAAGTAATGATGGTAACGAAGCGGCACCACAAGATAGGATTACTCAATCAAATATTAGGCATGGTACAGCATATCATGATGTGATGTCTACATGTTATACACATCAACTATCAAGTTTTATAAAACCATCTGGTGATAAACAAAATGAATCATTCAGTGCCTCAAAAGTAAATGAAATACCATTATTAGAAAAAGTAGTTTCTGATACTATAAATGTAGGCGGACCAGATGCTAATGCTGGCGGGCGTTCTGGTTCAATAAATTTTGATGGATCAATAGATGTTAATATTGGAGCAAATACAGTAGATAGACAATCATTATGGCTAGATACTGCTGGCGGAGTTGTAGCAAATATTGGAAGAGATATAAAAAATATGAGCGCGGCTATATCAATGAATGGAGATGTATTTGTACAAATTGGTGGAATGGGCGTATCAACAGATAGTAGATTTATAAAACAAAATAATGGTCATATTGGGGCAGCTTTAGATATAAGAGTTTTTAATTCTGGTCTCAGAGTTACTCTTATAAGAATTGATGATGAAGGAATTAAAATTGCAACACCAAGTAATTTAGTACTTCATGCTGGGCAAGGAATTGCTATTACATCTGATGCAAACATAACTATTGATTGTGAAACACTAACATTACAAGGGCGCGCAGTCAAAAAAGTTCTTGGAGGATCTATTTAAGGAATATTATGAAAAAATTAAATCACATAATTTACAATAAATTATTGCTTCAAGCTGAAGAAGCAAAGCATCAACAATTAACAAAATTAGCGTCTAATATATTAGACGCAATTAGTGATGGACCAGACGATCAATTAAAAGAATATTCTTCAGTAGATATGGACAATGATATTAAAACTGGATTATGGAAATTAGCTACATGCATTTTAAAGCACCACAATGTATTAAGTGTTGATGCTGAAAAATTAAATGAAGCAATAGAATTATTTGCCGATAAATTTATTAATGAAATACAAACATCAGTTGGAATTAATCCAATGCAAATAGGTGAATTAGAACCAAAATTACCAGGACAATCTAAATAAGCGGATATATAATAATATAAGAAATTAGTATGAGATAATAATATGTCACCATGTAGCGCAAATGATGTTTCTCTAAATATGCCAACTGGACCAAGCGGACCTTCGATCCCTGGATTCGGACAGCCTTTTTCTTTGGGTAATTTGGATATAAATCCTTTACCAAATGGATTTCCAGATAATTTATTGGGGCTATTTAATAAACTACAAATGCTTATTCCATCTGGGGCATTAAAACCTCATCTTAGTTTAAATTTTTCTACGGATATTTTTGATGCAATAATGAAATTGCTTGATCAATTCATGCCTTTTCTTATGCTTTATAAATTCTTTTTACCTATTTTAAATATAATTATTTGTATTATTGAAATCTTTTGCGCATACGCGAATCCATTTAAGGTTGCAAAAGCAATCATAAGATTATTTACTGTTTGCCTTCCAGATTTCTTAAATCTGTTTCCGATATTTGCTTTAATTATTATGATTATAGCATTATTACTATTGTTGCTAGCATTAATAGAATATATTATAGCTCAAATTATTAAATTAATATTACTTATTCTTAGAAATATAGCAATGCTTGTTGATGCATATCAAGAGGCGAATGTCACATCTGTACTTGCCATTGCAAAAAAGCTTGGTGTTACTTTATGTATATTTCAAGATTTATTTGTATTATTATCGTTATTTGGAATAATAATAAATGTAATTAAAGATATATTAAGTTTAGCATTCGCTATTCCACCATGTGATTCTAACAAACAAGATGCTGACGGTTGTAGCACCACAGATATTTGCCCAGATATTGTAAAACATACTTATACAAGAAAAACTGGCGTATTTCAATATTTGAATAGTGCAGAAGTTAAGACAAATGTAAAATTACCGGCTCCATTTGATAATCTTAATTTTACAATAAGGCCAGAGAGCTGGACATTATATGATATTGAGCAAACTGTTCCGCAATCTTTTATGAATATCATTGATGGATATGATGTGCCAATTGATATAAGTAATGCTCCGCCTTATTTTAAGCCAATATTTTATCCGACCGCAATGAAAATAAATGGCGCTACATCTGCTAAACAAGCGCCATATACCGTAGATCTTAGAATGTGGTATAATCCATTTGCATGGGGTCGTGTAGGAGAACCACGTTTTATTAGATTTAAAGATTGTATTATGTTGGCACAAACATCGCCTGTATTGCCCCTATATAATAATTCTACAATCCCAGTCTCAACCGGGACTATTAGTCTTGGCGGTGGTGTGGGATATGAGGATGATCTTAAAACAGTATTGACTGGATTTGATACTGATGGTGTTACTCCCATAAAAGCCCAAGCATCATTAGAGAATTTTATTCATATGCCTGGAATTAGTTCTGATAATCCAGTATTATCACCAACTGACGGACAAGTATTTAGCGATATAGAATATACATTTAAGCCAAATCAAAATGCATTGGTTGGATTTGGTATAATAACATCTTCTTGTATAACTGATGTTGCTAAAACCAGAGATATGATTAACATCATACTTGGAAGCGACATAGCACTTAAAACCGCTGAATTAAGTGATTTGGTAAATAGTAAAAATGGTAATATATTCCCAGATCCAATAGGAGCACAACAATGTTTGGAAACCGCATTATCCGCATTAAGAGTTAATATGACAAATCAGGGCGTAGCAGAATTTCAGGCTACAGCCACATCATGTTTACAAAAATTAAAAGATGATACTAGTAGTGCATTAGGATCAATGATTAATCTTGGGTGTGATCCTTGTAAAAGTAAATTTACAATTGAGCCTAAAAAACAATTTACAACAAAACCAATTGTTATTTCAGTAGATTTAAAAGAAAGAAATTCTCAACCAATTACAACCGGAATCCCAGATGATATTGCTAAAACAATAGCTGATAAAATTAAAGCATACCCAACATTTGGACAAGTTAGCAAATTTGAATATGATGGATATACATCATTTAAGGCTAATTTAACCAGTGACAGTTCAGGTACTGGAAGTATGATGGTTTCATTTAATGACAATATTTTATGTACTAATATAAATTCACCTCCAACGCATACATTGCAACAAATGGATTATCAATTCATATATGTTCCATTCAATGCTGAAATTCCATCTGTTGGTGATGGTGATCAGTCTGACGGAAAGCCAAGAAGAGATGGTGATGATCAGTCTAATGATACTGGTAGTGAAGGGGGCAGCTAATGGTTGACACAAAAACTCCCAATCAATCTAATTTTGAAACTGCGCAGGATTTTAATCTTGATATTGAGAAAGTATATAAAGATTTTATCACTGCAATTGATAAAGTTAGGAGTTGTAATGTTACAACCAAAATACAAAAAAATGATTTGGATAGAATAGTTGACAATTCATTTACTATTAGTGATGCTAGTTCTTCTTTAAAAAAGATGTGCGATTTAAATAAATCACCTCAAGAAAGCAGATGTCACGCATTTTTTAGAATAATTGGATTTCCTGTGGCAGATTCTGATTATAAAAAAATATATAATCCTGGATTAGATAATATCGTTGATCCAGATAGAAAAATAGACGGTATATTCAAGTTAAATATTTTAAAGAATCAAGAGCCTGATTTTAGAAAGCTATCTATTGAAAGAGAAACTTATATATCAAAAACATTAAATATATTTTCTGCACAAACTAGTATAGACGCATCAACATTAGCGCTATCTTCTGGCAGAAATATACGAAAATTTATAGCGCCATTAAATGAAGTGGCATTTAATGATACAGATATAACAAACTCACAATATAAAATGGATTTTGATAGTTTTGTATACAGCACTCCAACAAAATTAACGGAATATCAAGATATTACAGGCGCTTCGCCAACAAAATTATCATCATTTAAATTTGAGCATATAATTAAGCCATTTTTAGTAGACCCTATTATTGATTTAACAGTTAATGATTCCAATAAATTAATAGCAGTTCCATTTGTATTATCTAAATCAAACCTACAAATTAAAAATGATGAATTTGTAAGCCGACCAATAATAGAACAAGTAATTAGAGATAGATTCGCTGTAATTAATGCTACAGATAGTGGCACAGCAAATAAAAATTTAAATAATTATATTAAAAACATAGCTGGTATAACTGATCCAACAATAATTAATAATTTCAATAAGTTAATTAAACAAGATAATACATATCAATATATAAAATTTATTAACATTATATTTAATATGATTGATAAATTAATTGATGCGCAAGGTCAGATAAGAAAAGCTCAAGAAAATTATTATTATTTACCTGTTCCATCTATAAATGGACCAGAACAAGGATCGTCGGTTCAAGGTGTATTATTTTCTGATAAAATAAGTGAAGAATTTATTAAAAATAATGATTTTTCAATTATAATGTCAAGTATAAAAAATCAAATGAATCAATTTGATTCATCAATAGCTAGTGTTAGTGCGGAACCTGATGTTGGAGGATTTGCTTTACCAAATGCTTTAGGTTTACCAAGTTTAGGTACATCAAATACGCCAGATTCTTTTGGTAGTAATAATGCAGAAAATTTGCAATCACTATTAAGTAAAAGAGAATCTATATTAAAAACAGCAAATTCCGCATTAAGAATAGTAGAAATTATAATGGGTGAATTTAGCGGCTTAGGATTATGTGATATAATCGCAATTATGGGAGGATTATATTTAATGCCACGCGATAGTTTATTTGGCTTCTTAGATGGTGATGCTATTCTTAGAGCAGCTCAAGCCGGAATTCCAGCACATTATGTGAGCTTATCAGAAGCATCTAATGATTTAATTAGTTCAGTTAAAGATTTTTATAATTTAATGGACAAGATCTATGAAGACAAGACGAAAAGAATAATATAATCCAAATCTTTCTGAATTATAAATTGTCTATAATTAGGCATTATGAAAGATAGGGGAATCATAAATGTCATATGATTTAAAAATTAATCAAGGGGATCTTGTAATTAAAAACGGTTCGTTACAGGTCGTGACGGATAGTGAAAAATTAATACAAGATATTTTAAAAATGTGTTTAACAACTGCCGGGACTAATCCGCAGCATCCTTGGTATGGTTCTTATATATCTAGAACCATTGTTGGTAATCCCTTAAGTAATTCTGTAATTGTTCAAATTGCCAAATCACAACTTAATACTTCTTTAGAAAACCTAAAAAAATTACAAGAGCAACAAGTAAAATCTTTTCAGAGAGTGAGTGCTGATGAGCAAATAGCCGCAATATCTAATATATCTATTGTTCAAAATCAAATTGATTTTAGATTCTTTGATATAAGAATAAAAGTATTAACAAAAGGTATTAAACCAGTCACAACAGCATTTACTGTATCAACGATCTAATAAACTTAGGAATATAAAATGGTAACAATACGCAGCTCAAATGAAATAATACTTAGTTTAATAGATTTTTTTAAACTTGTTCAGCCAGATTTAGATGTTAAGCCTGGTACTGTTGCTCGTGATTTATTTATTGATGCTCCAGCCAGCGCATTATCTGTTCTTTATAATGAATTGAGCGCGATATCATCTCAACAATCACTAAGATTAGTTATAGGTTCAGATTTAGATAAATTAGCTAAAAATTTTGGAATACCTAGAAAACAGTCAACCTATTCTAATGGAGTTGCTCTTTTAACATTTTCTTCAATAAATGCTCCAATTAATATAAATCGCGGAGACACCGTTATTTCTAATAATGGTTTTTCTTATTCAGTATCATCAGGAATATCCGTAACACCAGCTTCTTCTAATTTTTATCGTTCAATTGCAAGTAAATTTAAAGATCAATTGAGATATGCTGGTATTAGCGATGAATATGCTGTTGAAGTTACCGTTGTTGCTACTACCGCTGGTTCTGGAGGTAATATAGGAACATATTCACTTTCAAGAACAAATATCCCAGGAGTATCTAATGTTACTAATACGGTAGCATTTGCTGGTGGTACAGATCAAGAAAGTGACGCTGCATTTAGAAATAGAATATTATCTTCTTTTAGCGGGTCTAGCGTTGGAACAGCTTTAGGTTATTTGAATGTTGCATTAAGTAATCAAGGCGTTTCAGATGCATTTGTAATTCAGCCAGGCGATCCTCTTATGACAAGAGATGGTACCATTGTAACCAAAAATAGTGATGGTTCTAATACTATAGTTTCAGAAGGATCTGGGGGAAAAGTAGATGTTGTTATTGCTGGTTCTAATTTAATAGAAAATACCGACACTTTTATCTATCAAGATAAAAGCAATAATAATGATCCTACTAATTCTAAAAATAATGTTGTATTAGGTCAAATTGCAGCTGATATCAATAAGACAATTAATAGAAAAAGAATTGATAATATCAATAGTGGCGCCCTGCCTATTCAACCCGTGAATGAGTTGTTTGAAGTAACTGGATCTATTAGTGGATCGAATTTTAAACAAAAGTCTGTTGATTCTTATGGCAGAATATCTGGCAATTATGAATTGATAAAAGATACCGGAGTATATGGTGGCAGCCCATGGGGGTTTGATACTTTTCATTGGGTAAGTGATAGAATTTCACTTTTTAGTGAAGATAAAATCAAGGGCATATTTAATGGTCAAGATAATACTACATTTACTGACGTTTTATTGGTACCACAAATACAACAAAATATATCAATTGCAAATGAAAATAGCACAATTACATCTGATAGATCTATTATTAAATTATTACATACGCCAGCTACAAATGTAACTAGAGTATTTAATGTTAATACTGGTGAGAGATATATTATTGCAGATCAAAATTTAGATAAAACTGGCACATTTAATACTACTGGTAGGATTAAAATTTCTGGGAATACATTGCCATCACAAAGTGATTTATTACAAGTTGATTATAGTTGGATAGTTAATTATGACCAGCATTCAGATTATGATGGATTATCTCATACAGATAATATAAGATCAGTTACAGATAGTATTGACTGGGGGTATAGCAATAATATAAAACAAGAAGTAGTAACATTTGTTAAGGATATTCCAAACAATATTTTTATAGGTTCAGCGTCTCATTCAATTAATTCAATAATATCAGCGAATAAATTTTTAGAAATTGATGGTACTGTATCTAAAATATCTTCAGGTATTTATGTAAACAGGTTATCTGTTACATTAAATAATTTATCTAGTCCGGCAACTTCAATTGACTCTATTGTATTAAAAAATTATAATACGGAACTTTATATAACTGCACAAAAAGATGGATTATTTTTGAATTCAACAGTATTGGTTGGAGTACATACATTAAATAATGTAACAATAATTTTGCCAAACGATACTACTGCTATTGAAAATGATATCGTAACTGTTATACTTAATAGTAAAGATGTTTTTAATTCAACATCAATAAATGGAAGCATAAATAATTATCAAATTACAATACCAATTGATTTGGTAGATACTACTGCCACTTCTATCAATTTGAGAGTTAATTATATAGCAAATATATCTGATTTATTTTCTTCTACTACCACGAAATTACCTTCAAGTAGGGCTGGCAATGGATTTACGTTGCTAAATAATAATGGGTTTAATAATTTTAGTACTGTTAATATTTCAAGAAGAGAACAACAGATAGTTCAAAAAAATAATAGTAATCAATTTTATATCGAGTTAAGTCTTCCATCTTCAGATTTTATTTTAAATACATCAAATATAATAACTATAATAAGATTATCTGATGGTTTAGCATTATGGGATTCAAATAATTCAGGCTCTATAATTGTCGGTAATACTGGAAATTATCAATTAATATTATCTGGATTTAATACTCCTGTAATTTCAGATAGAGTATTAGTAGTATACTATGCTACGGATATAAAGAGAACACAGCCATTTAGTTATCAAAATGAATTGATAAAATATAGGGAAGATATTTTATCATTAGACATAGCTTCTGGAAAATTATCTGTTCCAATTAATTCTTTTATAACGCAATCATCATTATTGCAATTTAGTATATTGGAACCAAATACTGATATTAGTGTATTTTCAGTTACTGATGGTTATATTAATGATGGTTTAAATGGCACAGCACATGTGTCAAGTCTTTCTATTAATTTTGCTAGCTGTCCAGATTTGATTAATAAAAAATTAAAAATAACTGGTGCGACAGCAGCTATTAATAATGGAATTTATGATATTGTTGCGTATGATTTAGTTAATAATATAATAACAATAACAAATGTCTTGAATAATATTACTCAAGATAATATTTCAATAGTAAGAATATTAGATGGTAAAGAAATTTGGGATTATTCTGGTGTAATTGATTATGCTAATAATAAATTATTATTGCCAACATCAAGCTTTGCTAGTGTTAATGATAAAGTTTATGTTATGGTTTTTAAATTTAAAAATTTAAAAAAATCTGCAACAAAAATTATAGCTACAACTATAGACCAGATTATTAATCCTGGCACATTGACTTTCTCTGGAACCACAATATCTAAGGCTGAAAATATTATATTTACTGCGACAAATACTGGGCTAAAACTTAATGTATCAGAAGCATTAAGAAAACATTTAGGGCTATCATCTACGTCACAGCTACCTTCTAATATAAAAATATCTGAGATAGTAAAAGCTGAAAAAGTTATTACAGTTAGTAATACTAATGATGAAGTATTAGAGGTTCTCACAACATATGATATAAAAAATTGTATAATACAAAATAATTTGTTTTCTAATAATATGATATCTGATTTATCTTTACAAAATTTAGATTTCATATTACCGAATACAACAAATAACACTATTAATACACAAACTCATAATTTGCCGACTTTAGGTGATAAAATAAGAATTACTTTTTATTACACTACGACAGATGACTCTGAATCATTATCATATACTAGAAATGGAACTTTATATACTAATAAAAAATTTGCATTAATTAATAGGCTATATATATCTAGTGGATTTAAATCATCACAATCTACTAAATTTACTGCAACATCATTTACGCAACCAAGCTTAGGATCTAGGTATAAACTATTTTATGATTATCTGGCTCCAAAACAAAATGAAAGAATTTCGGTAAAATATAATTATAATAAATTGATCTCTGACGTGACATTTAGTATAGAAAATACAAGACCAATTAATGCTGATGTAATAGTAAGAGCAGCTAAGATAGTTTTATTGGATCTTACAATGAATGTTGTTATAGATACTAATTATACGTCATCACAATCAACAGTGTTACAAAATCTTCGTGACAAATTATTGACAGTCTTAACAACAAGCACTTTAGGTAAGATTGTTGACACGCCAACTTTAATAAATGTTGCACAATCAGTTGCAGGAATTGCAAGAGCAAGAATATTATATTTTAATAAGACCGGCAATATAGGTCCAGTTTTAAAAGTACAGGCGCAAAATGACGAATATTTTGAACCAAATAATTTAATTATAAACACAGAAACTAGATAATATGCAAAACTTAAGAATTATTAGCGTAAATGTAATTGATAGCTCACATATCAGTGTTAAATTTACAGCTGCTCTAACTAATAATCTTGTAACATCGAATATTTCGATAATATCTGACACAAATAATGTGCCAGATTCAGAAGTATTAGGATTAGTAGTTAATAATGACACTATTTCTATAGTATGCCAGCCATTAACGCAATTAGCATCATATATTATTAAATTTCAATCTACTAAATCTCATGAGTTTATATCTTTAAATGGTAATGCAAAATTATTTGAAGATGGCGTATCAAATCAATATATTATTGTTGGACCAATGGAGCCAGATAATATAATATTAAATTATTTTAAGTCGTATTTTAAAGATAATATTTATTCTGATGATGACCAGGCAATTGTATCTAAGTATATAAAATCATTATCTATTGCGTTATCAAAAGCGTTATATGATGTACGCCAAACCAAAAATGAAAATTATTTATCTTTTGATATTGTTGATGAACAGCATACTAGAGGTGCCGGTCCATTTGATAGACTATATGAAGAAAGTGCATACAGTATATCGCGAGTAGGCAGAACATTAACTTCTTCAAATGTTAGTTTAAAACTACCATATGATGTTTTCCCATCATATCCAATAACATTACAAAAACATATTAATACTGAAACTCTATATGCAAGTACAGCGGATGACCTTGGTACATTTAATATTAACACGTTAATATTAAATTTTAATAATGAACCAGTAACAAGAGTTAATAGTATTACTTTTACTTTCTTATCTGAAAATGCAGTTTATAATTATGATATTAAGACATTAGGATATCAATTAAAAGATTCAAAATATGCAAAAGATTTTGGATTTAGTTATTTAACATTAAATGACAATCAGGTAAAAATAAGTGATAAAGTTTTGGATAATCCAAATTTTCTAATTAATAATATTTTTAAAATAGATGTTGAATATGAAACTAAAGATTTGGGAAGAGTAATAAATAATAGTAGTGTTATTGCTTACACTTCTTTAAATTCTATTAGAGAAGTATTGCCTCCAATTATTAATATTTTTAATTTAAAGCACGCACCAATAGTAGATTCTAATAATGAAATACCAACACTTGGCGGAATTTCATTTATAGACCCCAATAATACTATGGAGTCAAAACATCCGGCATTTATTAGTGAGATACCATTTAGATTAAATAGTTTGCCAGTATTACCTGGACAATATTCAGTTGATTATAATACTGGTACAGTTTATGTATATGGCGCAGACTTTAGTAATGATGGCACTGGGTCATTTCCACCATTAGCAACTTATAAATATAGATTTACGTATGTTAACGATCAAGATTATATATTTGACTCTAATTATTTAGATATAGTCGCATTACCAAAAGGAAATTTAATAAATGCAGCTGGCACAGTATCATTTGATTATGAACAAGTTTTAATTCCTGGGAAAGATTATAATGCAGGATTACATAAAGAAGCATTAAATGAAAAAATTAATAATAAATTATTGGCGCTTAATGTATTAAAAACTAAAAACTCACCAATAACAAATGTATTCAGAATTTTTAATGAAACTTCTGGTGAAATTTATACTCTAGATAGATGGAATGATAATAAGGTATATTTTAAATATAATAATCCGCCAAATATAAAACAACAAATACTTGAGAAGGCTAATTTTAAAAATATAGTTAATGAATTGTTGTGTGTTAACGCGGAAATGTTAAATGGTTCATCTGTAAGAATTTTTAAAATTTCTTTGCAGAATAATATGATAGCATCTTCTACCGACGATTCACTTGGCAGCTCTTTCAATTCGAGCGTAACGTTCTCAAAAAATGAAATTTTTGTAAATGAAAAATGGCACAATAGAACTGAAAATGAACAATTAAACATTAATCGTTTAACTTCTATTGGAGAATATATGGTTGATTATACTAATGGTATAGTTTACTGTGCCGTTAGCAATTCTCAGGATTTTAGTATTGGAACCGTTAATTATAAAAATAATATTATTAGTTTACAGAATTCCCATATTATAAGTGTTGATGATATTTATTATCGTATTAGTATTTTAGATCCAAAAAATAAACAATTTAAATATACTTTTTTTGATGATGGAATTATTGAGCCAGAATCATTAGATTATTCAGATGAGTTATTTTTAAATAATATGGATATAGCCCCATATAAATTATATAATAATTCTGTTGGTGTTTTTGATTCTGCCACTTTTATTCCTGGTGTTACAAATCAGGTTAAATTTGTAAGATCTGTATATGAATATGAAGATTTATTAAGTAGTATTAATCCATTAAACTTTGCACAATATAGCTCATCTTATGGATTCAATATTACTGTAGGCTCAATTAATAAACAATTATATGATAATGTGCATTTTGATGGATCAAATTATTATATTTTAATTAATGAAAATATTCCTTATTTATCTAACAATATTACTTATAGTTTTTCTGTAACTAGATTGTCTGATTCTGCATCTTTATGGAATAATAGTGGAACTATCATTGCAGGAAATCCACTAAAATTAATATTGCCAAATATTAATTCTCCAGCAGATGGAGATGCCGTAATTATTACGTATACTTTTACAATCAATAATTTATCAAGAGTTACCGTAGATTATAATAAGGGTGATTATTTTGTTGATTACACATATTTAGCTGATGAAATATTAGTTAGCTATGAGTATGGTGATAATGTCATTGATTTTAGACAAAATAAAACATTACCAGAGGGCGCAACATATTATGTAACTTATAAAGTTGGTGCATTAAGAGATGCATTGCTTAGAAATTTCGGAACATTGGTTAATGTTCCAGGATTAGCTGACGTTGATTTAGAATTTGATAGAGAAAGATACAGAGATGCATTAATTGCGGCACTTACATCTTTTATTAAGGGTCCGACATTATCTGCAATAAAAAATATTGGCAAAACTATATCTCATATAGAACCAGAAGTCATTGAATCTATTTTTCAAAATTGGTCTTTAGGAAGTAGTTTACTTAAACCTGCGCCAATAACAACTACTGGTGAATTTCAGTTATTGCCAGGAAAATTTAATAATGGCGCTTTATTAAATGGGTCTCAAACTATAACAATGCCATCTAATTCAAATATAAGATTTGAAGAAGGAACATTTGAAACTTGGATTAATCCACAATGGAATGGAATAGATAATGATGCTGAATTAACATTTAATATATTGCAAAATGATTATATAATAGATAGCAATAAGATATTTGTTGGATCGGCTGGATATCATCCAACCATATCTGATGGACTATTTTCTATAAATAAAAATTCAAATGCATCTGGGACTCCTAATAAAAATAAAGATGGGGTTTATATTTATTATGATAATGATTTATCTGGATCATTTAAAAGATGGTTCGTAGAAATTATCGATGGATATGTAAGTGGTCCAAGCACAAAATATGAAATAAAAATTACATCAAATGGTAATTTTTATGATACAAAAAGTTTAACATTACCAAAGCCATCTAACATAACAATGTTTACTGGTGGTAATAATGTTAGATTTACACTTGTCACTGTTAGTGCCACAGATGAAGGATTTACATTTATTTCTGATGTAGAACATTATATACTAGATGTTGGAATGGAAACTGGCAGAAACAGATTATCAATTTACAAAAATATAAGCGGATATATTAATTTCAGAGTAATTGATAAAAATAAAAATCCATATACGGTTGCTGCGGATGTTTCTAATTGGGTTAATGGAGAGTGGCATCACGTAGCCGCTTCTTGGAAGTTAAATACAAAAAATAATAAAGATGAAATGCATTTATTTTTGGATGGATTTGAGGTTCCCAATATTATTAAATATGGGCAAAAATTAAGACCATATTTACATGAAAAATTTAATACTGTTAATCCAGAGGAAATAGTTGCATTAGTTGATAAAGATATTATTTCTTCTACAGATTTGCATACAAATGCTGGTACAGATAGTGTATCGTCCAGTATAAATTTCAGTCACTATAACATTAGTCCTGGAGATAAAATATTTATTGATGAAACTGGATTTTCTTCATCTGGATATACTATTTCATCAATAAATGGTCAAACATTAATTTTAACAGAGAATATGCCATTAACGTTAACAGATGCAAGATTTTCTGTTAATAGAATTAATTTTACCTTAACATCTGATATTAATACTGCACCAAATATCGCAGTAACTACAATAAGCTATATATTAACTGGCAATGATATTAATGGATCAATTAATTCTGATATATTGACATCAAGTATAAATTTTTCTACACAAAAAATTGCGCCAGGATACTTAATAAAAATAGATGATATTTCAACGGGCATAGTATATACTATATTACAAGTATCCGGCACCACAATAACAATAAACGATAATTTGCCAAGTAATATAGTTAATAAAACATTTCGTATTTACCCAAATATTGAAAATGAAATTCCTGGAGTTAGAGCAGTATTGCCATCATACTCTATTTCGAAAGATGCTGATTTTAATAGTATTTTAACCATATCTAATTCTGTTAGTGCTGGAGATTTGATACTTATTAGAACTTTAGGATTAAATAATAAGAGAATTAAAAAAGATTATTATGTTTGGAGTGATAATCAAGAAAATATTTTAATGACAAGATTGCCTTCACCCATTTCTTTAGATGAAGTTAAGATTACTAAAATTATTTTGCCAGCCACAATCATTAACTTAAATAATTCTACTAAAGTATTAGGGAGATTAACTTCTAATAATTTAGGCGCAGTACAGCCATCAGAGTCTATCTTTGGCAGAACCTTAAGTATTATTTTAGGCGGAACAAATATTGATTTTTCTACCACGGTTGATGTAACAATAGATGGATATATTGCTGGGAATGTTTTAACAAGTGAAATAGTTTCATTTTCTGATTATGGTACATTAGATTCTGCAAATAAATATCTATCTATTAATTCAATTACAGTTGCAGTAACTCCAATTAATATAAATAAAAGTGCGGCTGTAATAACGGTAAAAGAAAAATACCAAATAACTAAAAGTGAATCAAGTGCTTTAGTTCCAATAATAAGATATAGTTACGAAACTAACTCTGGAACATCATTATATTTAGATGGATATGCTACAGTAAGAGATGATAATAATATTTTTAGTGGTTCTGATATTGGGAATTATATTATAATAAGTTCTCCAATTACAGTTGCTGGATTTTATATTATAACTGCAATATCACAAGATAGAAAATCTTTAACTATACAGCCTACTGTTACAAGTTATCAGCTGCCAATTGCTTCATTTACAAATGGTAATTATAAAATTATGAATGTAAGTCAATATAGAAGCGGCTTGCAAAATGGTTTCTTTACTTTTGAAAATAGCGTAATGCCTGGTCAAGCATATTTCTTAGATCAGGGATTCTATGAATTAGATTATTGTTCATACGCCTCAATACGTTTGGACCCGATAAATAATCCAATTTATTTTGGAAGCAATTTTATAGGCACAAATCAATTAAATGGTGTAATTGATCAAACTAAAATATATTCAGTAATGTTGACTGATACTAGAGTTGGAGAAACAATACCATCAACTCAAAAATCAATAACTAAAGATTTTAATTCTTTAAAGCCATTAATAAAAGACTCTACAACATTATCTTTAATTAATTTTGACTCATACCCATTTACTAATGCTGCAGATTTTTATATTAATTCTAATATAAAAGATACCAAAAATCATTTTCAATCATCAATAGTAGTTAATAATAATTTTGGCAATAGTTTAACGTTTTTGAAAGACCCAATAGTATTATCAAATAATGGAATTTTAGATACCCAAAAAGAGGGAACTATAGAATTTTGGATGAATCCATTATTTGATACAGCAAATGATCCTAATGCTAGATTCTACTTTGATGCATATGGCGCAGTTATAGAAAATGTCGTAAGTACAGATAATGTTTCAGTTAAGATATCTACGCCAGCAAGCCAGATTATTAGCGTAAAAATTAATGGAGATAATTCTGATTATTTTTGTGGTGGGAAATTAGAAATTGATACCCAAAGAGCAATTCAAGAAACTAACACAAGTACATCTAATAGTACAGTGTCTGTAAATCAGCCAATATTACAAGTTATTACTGTAAAAATAGTTAATGATTTAACTGGAACAGATTATTTTGCTGGCGGGTCTATATCATCAGATAAAATGACAATTTATTTGGGCAAATTATTACCATCAAGTAATGTACCAGTCATTATAACATATCAAACTAAAAATAACAATAATGATACTTATAATACTCAAATTATAAGATTAAATAAAAAATTACCTTATCAGAAAACAAAGGTAACTGTTAATTATATACCTAAAGGTCTTCAAGGAGATAGATTATCTATATTTAAAGACAAATTAGGTTATATGAATTTTGCAATAAATGCATCTAATCATAGTTATGTTATATGTGCAGAAACACGTTGGGCTGCAAATACTTGGCATAGAGTAAAAGCTAGCTATAAGCTAAATAATAATCTAGGTTTAGATGAAATGAGATTATTTTTAGATGGATATGAACATTCAAATATATTTACTGGATCAGGATTTATTTTTGGAAAATATCCAACAATATCAGATCCTACAATATCATTTGATGGGCATGCTATTGGGTCTATAAAATTTAAAGATCCTATTAATAATTTATTTGTTGGATCCCAGTATACATATGAAAATCCAATATTTGCTTTAATAGATAATTTTAGAATAAGCAATATTTCAAGACCTATTTATGCGCCATATGGCGAATCTTTAGATGTTAATTATAGCACTAATTTAGATATGGTATTTCCAGTTACATCTGATTTATATACTACTTATTTGTTGGATTTTAACGCTCTTAGAACTTTAAATGAAGATTTTGCAGTTATAAAAAATAGAAATACTGGTTTATTTGATTTTTCTGTAAATATATTTGATTCTCTTGGTATAATAAATAGTAGTATAAAAAGTAAAGAGGCTCTAGAAACATTAATAAAAATTCTTAAGCCTGCTAATAGTAGAGTTTTCATAAGTTATATTTAAATTAAAATAAAAGGTAATTTTGCCATATATTAGGTGAGAGAGCAATGACAAAACGTAATATAATAGCTTCAGAACAAAATATCTGGTATAATTCACAACAGGTGGATAATGATGATCTTTCTTTAGAGCAAGATCATAATGACATAATTCAATCTGGTATAATCAACAATCATATTGGCAATGGTATATTGCCAGAGGTTTTAACACAAAATATAATTTTTGATTCTTTATTAGAAAATGGGTTATTGGATAGCGCTGCAATATATGCTCAAAATCAACCAGCAGATAATAATCTTGGCAATCAATTAGAATTAACACTTACCGATTCTAAAGTTACCATAAATAAAACTATTAAGGTATGTATTATTGGTCTTGATTTTGAAAGTCAATTACAATATGAGACTTTTTATTTTAAAAGTAATGAAACGCAAATTAGTAAAATGCATTTTACTAAAGTTTTATTATTTTTATTTAATGATTTTATTGGTCCAGAAAGCATCTCTTTAAATCTTGGCGGCAGATTAGTTATTAAAGAAACTAAACCAATGACTTTATCTAGAGACCCAGTTATGGTATCTCAGGATATAGAACCTAATTTATTTTTTAGGGACTTCTTTGTATATAGCTCAAACATTACTGATGTAATAGATTTGATTGCTACTGCTCTTCCAACGTATAATACTAGTACATTAAATATATTTACGTCAGAACTAGACAATAAAGTTTTATTAAATGGAGATGTTACTACTCAAGTTGGTCAAAAATTCATTGCAAAAACAAATAATATTCAAAAAATACAATTATTATTATCTGTACGTAATTTAGAGCTAGGTCAAGAAACAGATTTAGAATGGAATGGAGATTTAATAATTAGCGTGTACCCATTACAATCTAATATAGACTGTCAATCAGATATTGCACCTAATTTAGCAATTGATTTTTCTCCATCAAATATTCCATTAGCACAAATCAGTGTTAGCTACACCACTCTTTTAGCCTCTGGCACAGTACTTGATTCCGTACCACAATTAGTTGATTTTGTATTTAGTAATAGTTCATTGGCATCAGGCAATATATTAACTGTTGGAAATTATTATGCATTTACTATTAAGAGATCTGGGTCAGCAAATAAATGCGATATTTTAATTGCAGCAGGAAATGATAGAACGATTGATTCTAGAATTACTACATTTACTGGCGATCTTTGGGTTGATATACCGAAACAAGATTTATGGTTTAGAATTTGGACAGATTCTGCCAAAGTATCTGATGGGCAGTCTTATGAGGCTGGTCATGGCATTATTGTCCCAAAAACAAATACTGACCCAAATACACAGTTAACTATTGATTATTCTATGGGCAATATTCAATTTACTGGAAATGAAGTATATAGGGCAGTTGTTGCTGCTGATGTACAAGAAACAAATCAAGTACCAGACCAAAGAACTGGAGAGCCAGTATATTCTAGAAAAGAATTTGTCCCAAATATTAAATTACTAAATACTATTGATATTACTAATTTAGAAAATACATCAGAGCCACTTTTAATAGGCGCTATTTCAGATAAAAATAAAAAGTATTTTAATGCAATATCATCAACAATTAATTCAAGCTTACATTCAGCGACTATAGTTGATGATGAAATGTTTATTAGAATAATAAATGATTCAACTGATCTTGTCAGATACGATACGTCTGTAAATTCATTGGTTGTGAATTTATTAAATGGAGATCTTGCTGGCGCCCAAATAATTCCAAATTTATCAAATACTACTACTAATTATAGGATTGCATCAGCAACGTTACTATCAAGTTTAGTCGGAGATGTAAATGGAGATGGCATAATAGATTCTGATGATTTAGATTTATTATCATCATATTATGGTTATAATCTTAATTCCGGTCTTCCAAAATATGCAACAGTCACATATTTGCCTGGACCAAATACAACTACATTTGTTAATGGCTACGAAACTTACACAAATAAATTTAAAGATAGTACTGGAATTAGCTTTCAGTTAGTAGACCCTATAACAAATAATGTGGTTGCGTCAGCAAGTGATGGTGTGCTTGTAGCAAATCCAAATGACAATAGATTGGCTAATTTTACAAGTTCAAGTATATTATTTAATAAAATAAGTGGGTTAAGCTCATACAAATTAGTAATATTATCAGCATTACCACAAGCAAATTATGGTGGATTTGATATTATAAGTTTAGATTCAATTAATGACACATTAACTATAAGAAAAGTATTTTTAAGTGGCGATGTCATGATGCAGATGTTGCGCGCTGATATTGATGGAGATTTTTCAATTACTACTGATGATGGATATTTGTTACAAAGCTATATAGATCGTTTGACATTAAATATATCTCATAACAATGCTTTCCCAGGTCCAACATCTAATCCATTTACAAAAATTGGAACAAGATTTAATGTTATTAAATTAAAATTAGAAAAATTTGTTGACAGGTCAGATGACTATATTTCAAGTAATACAGGCAGATCTACATTAATACATCCAGCGCAAGACATATTTTTAAATGATGGATATTATGAAAATCATGATTATTATAGATTTCCTATTGCATTCTCAATTAAAAAACAATTAACTTGGGACGAGTCACTTATTGTTTCTAATAGTAATTCAAAACTGGTTCCAAGTGTATTTACTTCATTAAATGGATTCAATGATATTAATTGCAATATAGATGGCGTAAATGTCAATTTATATGGATCTAAGCCAGCATTTGATAAAGGAAGGATTGATGTATTTATTCCAGATAATTTAATAATTGGAGATGGTGGACAAATACATAGACAAGATGGAAATTTTTATAAAGTAGATTTTGAGGTTGGCACAATTGTTTTAGAAATACCAAATGGATTATTTGGGTCAGAAAAAACAATAAATGTTTTAGATGATTTTATAGCAGATTATACTGGAGATGGCAGAACGCGTTTAGGATTCCCGTCAATGAAATTTGCTGATTGTTCATTAGTAACTTCTGACGCATTATCAAATGATCAAATAAGATTATCTGTTGCCGTACAATCTTTCTCACCAAATACAAATGGCATAAGTGAAGATGGATATCATGGCGCAATTGTTGATGGTAAAATTGGTGTTTCAATTGACTATCAAACAGGCTTATTGACTTTAAATTTCACAAATTTATATCAAGATACTTTACTTAGTACACTTAGTACAAAAATTCAAGTACATGTTTATTTAAAAAAAGGTGGATTTAATAATAAGCCATTATTTGTTGATTCTGTAAAAGTTAAAAATATGCTAAATCTTATAAGTGTATTTGGTGGAATTGAAGGAGGTCCATCAGCATTAGTTGATATAGAGTCTGATGTTTCTGGAATATTACCAATAATACACGGTGGTACAGGATTAAATGATGTTGGTGTTGTAGGTACAGTATTAACTAGTACTGGAAGTGGATTAAATTATCAATTTATATCTGATTTACCAGAGGTAATATCTTTCAATATTAGCCCAACATTTAGTTCAAATAAAATTGTTAAGACTGATGGATATGGATTTTTAGACCCAAGTTTAATATATAAAAATCCTGTATATATTTATGGTGTTGCTGGAATGCAATCAAATAATACTAGTACTCCAACTTCAGTTGGCGCATTTTCATTCAGATTTGATAATTATATATTAGAGGGTCTTAGTAGTATTAATCTTGAAGTAATTTTGCAAACAACTAATGGTGGCGATGCAGCCAATGTTAAATTGTATGATGTAACAAATGCAGCATATATTCCTTTAAATGGTCTTACTGATGAATTAACAACATTATCATTAACACCAATATTATTAACATCATCAGATATAAAACATTTAATGCTGGCTGGAGCTACAAATTTCATATATGAAGTACAAATATATGATACTATAAATGCTGGTAGTGCAGTTTGCAAAATGGCAAGATTAGTAATGACTTATAATAATCCATTAACATCGCCGCCAACTGCTCATAGCTCTAATTTTGTGCCTTATCTTCCTTCACCAACGCCAATTTAATTATATAAATGTTTTCATAAGCTTGATATAGACAGGCTTATGAAGACATGTTGGATGTGATTTATAGCAAAAAATCATAACTGGTAATATTTTTTGTATTATTTATATGAAATATTTAACTTGCACAAAATGTGGAATTAATAAGGAATTGATTGAAAATAATTTCTATTATAGAAAAGATATTGGTAAATGGATAAAACAGTGCAAAATTTGTATTTTATTAAAAGAAAAAAATAAATATATTATTAATTCAGATCATATTAAAAAGGTCGCAGCGATTTACAGAGATAATAATCGAGAAAAAAAATAAGAAATGTAGATATAATTCTAAACTATGGAATGATAATGACCAATCAACTTGGACATGGCAAATGATCATATAATTCCACAAAGTAAACTTCAATATACTTCTATGAAAGATGAGAATTTTAAGAAATGCTGGTCTTTGGAAAATTTAAGACCATTATCTGCAAAACAAAATGTAATTGATGGCGCAACAAGGATAAGACACAAATGAAAATATGTTGGTTTGGTTTTTTAGGGTGCAACCATTCTTGGAGTATAGTTGCGCAAAATATTTCCAGGGAATTAATTGCTTTGGGGCATAAAGTTGATTTATTTTCAACTAATGGCACAAGTAATTTTCCAGAAGATTTAAAACCATATTTAAAAGGTTATATAGAAGAAAATCAGCCAATTACAACTACAAATTATGATAGTTTAGTTACAAATAAACTTGATAAAAATTATGATATGCAACTATCATATACTGCTTTAAAAAATTTTGAACATTATTTTATTCGTGGTGACAAAAATAGATTTGGAATTTGGAATTATGAGACAACAATACTTCCAAAATCTTTTGCTAAATATTATAAATATGTAGATAAAGTATTACCGTCTTCTAATTTTTCTAAAAAGATATTTACTGATAATGGAATACCAGAAGAAAATCAGGTAATGATACCACATGGCATTCATTTAAATCGTTTTTCTAATCTTGGGAAATATCCATTAAAGACTAAAAAGAAATATAAGATATTATGTAATATTGCCCAGCCTCATCTAAGAAAAAATATACCGGCAATGTTAGAATCATTTAGCCGGGCTTTTACTAAAGAAGATGATGTTTGCCTAGTATTGAAAATATCTAAAAAAAGTGCAAATAATTCAAACGCATCTTTTGATGTTAATTTTAATAAAATATATAATGATTGGAATAAAAAGTTTAAAAATCATGGTGAAGTTGAAATAATTGATACATTTATTACAGATATTGAGCCGCTTTATAATGCATGTGATGTAATATTTACTATGGCTAATACCGAATGTTTTTGGATGCCAGGATTAGAGGGATTTGCTGCAAATAAAATAGTTGTTGCTCCACGTTATGGCGGGCAATTAGATTATATGAATGATGATAACTCTATATTGATTGGCGGCAAAATAATAAGAGCAGATAATAGAATGCAATATTGGGAGCCTTCACCATATGCGGCATGTTTCGAGCCAGATGTAAATGAATGTGCCTTAAAATTAAAAGATGTAATATCTAATTATGATGATTATATAAATAAATTTTCTCCAAATATGAAAGCATTATTGCCAAATTATACTTGGCGTAAAGTTGCTGAAAAAATAGTATCTATATCGAAATGAGATTATATGAGTAAATATGATTTTGAACTAGACATGACAACAGATAATTCCAATTCTGTTATACTTAGAAATATTAAAGAGGGCACAAGAGTATTGGATGTTGGCTGTGCTCATGGAAGAATGACAAAATATTTAAAAGAGCAATTACATTGCACCACTTTTATAGCAGAAATTGATGTTCAGGCTATTAAACATGCCGTACAATGGGCAGATATGTTTTTTGCAGGAGAAGATGGAAATATAGAAAATCCAGATTTTTTTAATAATTTAAAAAACTGTGGGTGCGATAATTTAGATTATATTATATTTGCTGACGTATTGGAGCATGTAAGATTTTCTAATAATATTCTAGAAGAAAGTAAAAAAATATTAGCGAAAAATGGGTCAGTATGGATTTCAATACCAAATATTGGTCATAATTCTGTATTAATTGATTTGTGGAATAATAAATTCAATTATACTGATGTTGGTTTACTAGACAATACTCATATTAAATTTTTCACAGAAGATAGTGTAAAAAAAATAGTAGACAGTTGTGGATTTAAAATAGTATCTTCTTTTAATTTGTTAAACTCAGTTAATTGTACAGAGTTTAATAATAGTTATGATGATGTCCCTCCAATGGTCGCTCATTTAATGAAAAAAAGAGATAATGCAGAAGTATATCAGTTTGTATGGGAATTAAAGATAAATGAATAAATTCAAACAAAAGGTACTCATTCTACCAAGCGTAAATTAAAGAGCTTGATCGGTTATGAGAAGAGGTTTAGTTTGGATACTAATCATAAGATCACAAAGCAGTTAGTCGGTATGCCGTATGATATTTTTGTGCTTGAAGACTTGAAAGGTATTCGAAAACAAAAGTCAAAAGGCAAAAGGCAAAAGGCAAGGTATTAAATAAGTGGTTATCTAATTGAAGCTTTTCCCAATTATAACAGTTAATTACTTACAAGGCGCAAGCTTTAGGCAAGTCAATTGTTAAAGTAGATGCTCGATATACCAGTCAGAAATGTTCTAACTGCGGAGAGATTGAAAAGAAATTCGGCGCATTACTCGTGTGATCGTTATAGATACAGAGAGCATACCGATGTGAATGCTACAAAGAATATCAGCAATAACCTCATCTCTACTGCTACAAAAATGCAGAAGGCAGAGCAGGCTGTATGTCAATCATCTAAATGTATCGGATAGCCAGAGACAAGCAACCAGCCTTGTGCTGGTGGTAATTGACTAAAGTTATCAGATAATCATGAAATTATTATAGATAATGTATCTACAGATGAAACTCAAAAAGAATTAGAAAATAATTCTAAAATATTATATTATCTTTTTAACAGACCGCAGAAATCCACTGCCTTTAGGCAGGAGGATGAATGTGACGCAGAAAGGTAATTAAATCTACATACATACAAGTTATATAAGAACGCTAGAAAAATATTTGTTAATAAATGGGGTAAGTAATGTCAATTTTAAATAAAGTATTAATTTTTCTTGGCACGATATTATTAACTGGAGTTTTAAGTTTTATAGTATATAAGCAAGTGGAAATTTCTAATCGACAATTAGCTATTGAGAGTCAAGTTATTTTGCAAAAAGAATTGGCTGATAATATTATGCGAAGTCAAAATAGTTATATCACAAAAGATGATATTGATAAAATAATAAAAGCAAATGGTCTTAATTTAAAAGTAATACAGGATGATTTAGATAAATTGCATGCCGAAGTTACTGCGGTTAATGTTATACTTGTAACAAGTAAAGGTCAGCATATAATAAATGTTCCTATTACAACTACTGGTCCAGTTAATCCAAATCCAATAGATCCAACAAACCCAGACCCATATGGGTATATGTTCAGGCAGCAAAATTTAGATATTAATGAAGATTTTGGCGATACAAAAGTGCCAATAGGTAAAATAGGTTTTTCTGCATGGCAAAAATTACCATGGAGCATAGATATATTAGCAAGAGAATATCGTATAACTAATGTTTTAGGAACAGATGAGAATCAGAGATCATATGTTTATAATAAGGTATCAGTAAAAGTTGCAGATAAGACATATGATATTAAAATTGCCACAGCACAAACAGAACAGGTTTATCCTCAAGCAAAATGGTCATGGTGGAATCCTAGATTAAATATAGGCGCAGATGGTGGAATAAATATAAGTCAAGTAAAAGGTGAATTTACGCCAACCGTTGGTATATCTGTATTTAGTCACGGCATGTATAAAAATTCTCCAGATTTTACGATATTGTCTGCTGGAGTAGGGTATGGAACTGTAGCTCAAAAAGTACAGGCAGTAATAACTCCATTTTCATATAATATTGGCAAACATATACCATTAATGAATAATACATATATCGCCCCTTCTTTGCATGTTGGATTTAATGGAGACATTTCAATAATGAGCGGAATTAGAGTAGGATTATAAGTATGAGAAAATTATATAGCCTAAAGCAGAATATTTCAAAAATGTTTTTAATAAAAATAAATCTGGCGCTTTAGGCATGGATGAAAATTATCATTGGGCATTTAATGACGTTGATTTATGTCTAGCTATAAAATATAATATGGAAAAGAAAATTATATATTGTGGGCATACTAATATTTTTCATGAGGGAAGCTGCTCATTAAAAAAGAATCCAACAAATAAATTATTTTTGAATCATAATGTCAGATATCTTTTAAATAAATGGAATAACAGATATTCTTTGGACCAATTACATTATACTTCTAATAACAAACACAATCTTTATAAAGAGTAATATGAATAAGAAATTACTTATAACTGGAACTGCTGGGTTTCTTCTAGGAAATTTTATACGAAAAGCAGTATATGAAAAACAGCCATATCAATTAGTTAGTGTTGATATGGTTAAGAATTCCACTAATTCTATGTATTGGAATAAGAATCATACTTTCTATATAGCTGATATTAGAGATCAACATATTATGGATAAGATTTTTCAATTTGAAAAACCAGATATTGTTATACATGGCGCTGCAGAAACTTTCGTAGACACGTCATTAACAGATCCTAATTCATTCGTTACCTCAAATGTACTTGGCACTCAAGTTATTATTAATTGTTGCGTTAAACATAATGTCGAAAGACTAATTTACATATCAATTGATGGAGTATATGGGCAATTAACTAGTGAGCAAGATGCCCCTTGGGCAGAAGATGCTGTTCTTAATCCCAGAAATCCTTATTCAGCCACTAAAGCCGCCGCAGAGCTCTTAGTTAAAGCCGCTCATGATTCATATGGTTTAATTTATAACATTACTAGGAGCTCAAATAATTATGGACCAAGGCAGACCTCTGAGAAATTGATTCCAAAAGCGATTAAATGCATTTTAGATGGTGAAAAAATACCAATTTATGGTCAAGGCTTACAAATTAGAGATTGGACTCACGTATATGATAATTGCGCTGGTATTATGGCTGTATTAAATAAAGGCGCCCCAAATGAGACATATAATATTGCCGCAAATCAAGAGTTCACTAATATTGAAGTAATACAAAAAATATGTAATGCAATGAATTCTGGGCATGAATTAATATCTTATATTCCAGATCCACGCATGAGCCATGATTTTAGATATTCAATAGATGCGACTAAGATCAAGAAATTAGGATGGAGCCCCAAAATAAAGTTTAAAGAAGGTGTTCGTGATACAGTAAATTGGTATTTGAACAATAAGTATTTTATTAAATAACATAAAAATATTAATTTGCGTTTTTTGTGTTCGTGGTTATTTTATAAGCATGTGGGCGCAATTCAGACAGAAAAAAAATAATAGGAGAATAAATGTCAGCGACATCAATTATCGAAGATGATTCATCAGAGAATATAATAGATGATATATCCAATGTGAAAGTAAAAAAAGAAGACTCAGTAGATTTAAATAAATTATCGGCATTAAAAGCAAAGAGTCAAGCAAAACAACAGGAGACAAAGATGGCTGCAAAGATAGTTTCAAATAAAGAAAGAAGTTTATCACTCGGAATAATAGGCTCTGGTCAAGCCGGATCTAGAATAGCCGAGACTTTTTGTAAACTTGGTTATGCTACGTGCGTCATTAATACTGCAATGCAGGATTTAAAATATATTGATGTACCAGATGCTAACAAATTATTACTAGAATATGGTTTAGGTGGAGCTGCAAAAGAGATAGAAATCGGAAAAGCTGCTGCCGAAGCACACAGAGAAGAAATAATCCAACTTATAAATGATAAGATTGGAAATTCCCAAGTAAATGTATTATGCTTAAGTTTGGGCGGCGGATCTGGAGCAGGCTCTTGTGAAACATTAGTCGATATTTTATCAGAAATGGGCAAACCACTTGTAGTTATGACTATACTTCCAATGGATACGGAAGATGCTCAGACTAAATCTAATGCATTAGAGACATTATCAAAATTATCCAGATTAACTCAAACTAAAAAAGTGAATAATTTAATTGTGGTTGATAATGCAAAAATTGAAGCCATATACCATAATATAAGCCAAATTGAATTTTATGGCGTGGCAAATAAAGCAATAGTAAATCCCATAGATATGTTTAATACATTGTCATCTATGCCATCTTCTACAAAAGCATTAGATCCAATGGAATTTTCAAAAGTATTTATTGATGGTGAAGGTATGTCAGTCTATGGTGAATTCATAGTAGAAAATTATACTGAAGATACCGCTATTGCTGAAGCGGTAATTAATAATCTTTCCAGAAATCTTTTAGCTGAAGGATTCGATTTAAAACAATCAAAATATGTTGGTTTTATAGTTACCGCAAATAAATCAGTTTGGGATAGCATTCCTGCATCTAGTGTTAATTATGCCACTAGTATGATTAATGACCTTTGTGGTAATCCAAAGGGAGTATTCAAAGGAATGTATGTTATAGACTCGCCAGATAATGTTGTTAAAGTATATTCAATGTTTTCTGGATTAGGGTTACCATCTTCCAGGATAGATCAATTAAAAAATGAAACAAAAGAACTTCAATCAAAAGTAAAATCAAAAGATGACTCTAGAAATTTAACACTTCAGCTGGAAACTAGTGCTAATGAAACAGTATCGGCTGCACAGAAAATAAAAGAAAAAATTGCAATAAAATCATCTTCATTTGGTAAATTGCTTAATGGCGTAGTCGATCGTCGCAAATAAATTTTAAAAAACCATGAGAATAATTCTTTCATGGTTTTTCCATGTCTATAAGGAACAATATGAAAACAAATTTACCAGATAGATCTAATACATTTCCAATTAGAACTCGTTGTAGTAAATGTGGCGCGACTCCCTCATTTAATGAAATGAGTGATCACATTTCATACTCATATAAAGATATCAAAAAATATAGGTATTTATTTGTCCTGTTGTCTGATAAAAAATCAAAATATGCGAATATAAAAATATATGGCAAATCAGTATCTGCTGCATTTCATAGAACACATGAAGGCAGGATAATAGGAAAATATTTACATATAATTCCATCCATTCAAAAATTTGTATCATGTAAATGTGGGCAAGCTTATCAAATTTGGTCAGTAGAAACGCATGATTCTTTAAAGGTAGTGCCCACAAACAGAAGATGCAGGCTTAAATATTAAAATTTTACCGATAATATAACGTTAAGATATATACTATTTTGTAGTATACTTGCGTTTAGAAATCGGTAAAATATGACAAAAATAATTATAAGAGGCAACACCTCACAAATTCAAGAAGAATCAGATTTAGAACATGTATTAGCATTAGATAAACATTTATCTTTTTATATTAAGGGTGCTGAGCATACAGCGGCATTTAGAGGATTCTTTAATAAAGATGGCGATTTTGTAAAATGGGATGGATTTAAGAAGCTTTTAACTCCAACACTTATTTTTCCTACTGGTTTATTAGATAGAGTAAAAGAGTTCTACTCAACTGCAAAAAAAGAATTTGAAATAATAGATAATAGACCGGCAAAATCTATTGGTAAACCTAAAAATATTTTAGATAATTTGCGAAAAATTGGCAAGCCGCCATATCCTTATCAATTAGATATTTTAAATATTGTTGACAAAAATGATCGAGGAATTATTAAAGTAGCTACGGGCGGAGGCAAGAGCTTAATTGCCGCGCTTATCGCCGCGCATTTTGGGAAAAAAGCAATTATTTACGTTATCGGAAAAGATTTGCTTTATCAATTTCATGATTTTTTCTCAGAAATTTTTGATGAGAAAATTGGAATTATTGGTGATGGCAAATGCGACATACATGACATCAATATTGCAAGCATCTGGACTGTTGGTCAAGCCATTGGTATGAATAAAAAAAACATATTGATAGATGGCGATGGTGATGATGAGGGGGCTGTTGAAAAAAACAAATATTCTGATATCATTAAAATGATGAAGGATGCAAAAGTTCACATTATTGATGAATGTCATATGTCTGCGTGCGATACTATACAACAGATATTCAAACACTCTGCGCCAGAACATATTTATGGTCTTAGCGGATCGCCATGGAGAGATGACGGCGCTGATTTAATGATTGAGGCAATTTTAGGTAGATACATTGTTAACATTTCCGCGTCTTACCTCATAAAAAAAGGTTATTTGGCGCAACCACTTATTAGATTTAGAGTCGTCCCGCCATATCATTATGAGCTTGAAAAAGTATACCCTTCTGTTTATAAAAAATATGTTTCCGAAAATGATGTTAGGAATGGCTTAATATTAGACGCTGCCAAAATTATGGTTGCGAAAGGATATCAAACATTAGTGCTTTTTAATAGTTTAAAACATGGTAAAATACTTCATGGTTTATTTAAACAACATATGACATGCGCAATATTAGATGGAAGCAATGACAATGATGAAAGAGCTAAAGTAAAAAAAGATTTAATGGAGCATAAAATAGATTGCGTATTAGCATCTAAAATTTTTGATATTGGCGTTGATATACCAAGTTTGTCTGGATTAGTAATAGCATGTGGCGGAAAATCTACAGTAAAAGCCCTACAAAGAGTTGGTAGGGTTATTAGACGTTATCCTGGCAAAAAATTTGCAGTAATAGTAGATTTTATAGATCAAGCTCCATTTTTACAAGAACATTCTAAAACAAGATACAAAATATATAAATCAGAAGATGGTTTTGATGTAATATGGCCAGGAAAGACTAAAAAGAAAAAATCAAAAAATGCATAAATTGTGGAAGGAAATATGATATCATGAATCATTTATTCCAGAAGTATTTATTATAGAAGATAAAAATGATTTATATATAACTCAATTGCCAAATATTTTAGTATCAGACAAAGCTGTACGATGAGCTGTGTAAAATAAATAAAGTTTATAAGAAAAACTATATAAATAAAGAATTAATTAATGAACACTTCAATTCGTACGGCGGATATGGCGGAACAAAATTAATAATATTAAAAGAAGAAGAAATATATTGGTATATTAATTTATATTTTACAGACTTATTAGTTATTGTTGGTAGAATAAATAATATGAAAGCATTTTGGTGATAACATGAAGAAGAAAGAAGAAAGTTTGTGTGGAGAATTAACTGATTACCCTAACGAACAATATAAAAAGTTTTTTGACAAATTTAAAGAGATTGAAACTTTAGATGTGGCTGAATGGAAGCCGACTCATTTATTATCATATTTTTGTAAAAAATACAAGGAGACATACAATACTGATTATAAATTTAAATTTAACAGTCCATCTCCAAGCAAATGTTTTGAAGTATTTCAGATTAAAAAACTGGCAATGTCACTAACCTCGAACCCAAAACTATTAAGAGATTATATTGATTGGGTCTATCTAAATAAGGTGGTTAAGGCAAAACGACGTTTAACATCTATATCATTTATGACAAATGATGGTATTGTTAATGAGTACAAAATGAATGTACTACTTTCTGGCAAACAAAATTTAAATGTCGATAGATCTACCCCACTACCAGAAAAATATAAATTTATTTTCGCAGAATCTGGAACAAAAATAAATACATATGGTGATTTAGCATTCGTATCACAAATGGACCCAATGTCCCCAGAATTATTTGCAGCTATTCAAAAAATAGAAGAGCTTGGATTTGATAAAAATATTTTATCTAGAATAGTATAATGCAAACAATAACGGAACAAGCAATATCTATATATGAATTGTGTCAAATTACAAATGAAACAATTACTTTTAATTTTATCAAAGATGGATGCATATTATCAAATATTTTATATTCTACGGTCGCGAACATATTCATAGACAGGTCGCTTTTTGATAAAAAAGATCAATATAGTTTAATTGTATTGCCGACAGAAAAAGATTAATAAAAAAGGAAATTCTTAGGGCGACATATATAACTGAAAATTGTGCCATAGTGTATTCTAATTTAAATAGACGTCACCCTAAGTATGAATATTACTCTGTAATTGTTATTAATACAAATAATGTAAAAGAATTAAAAAAGTTTACAAATTAAAAGCTTTTTTATAAGGAAACTATGAAACAAGAAGCCGGGCAACATGTTAAAATACTGTTAGTTAATTCTACTATTGTAGAGGGTATTGTTGAAGAATGGAATGACGAGTCAATGATATTAAAATCAATAGGCGAAAAAAGTTATATAATAATAAAACGCCCACAATCCGATATAATGCTGATCAAAGTTATGCTTGACTCCGTTGCTGAAAAAAATAAAATTGAACCAAAATTAGATACAAATGATTATAAGTCAGAATTAAATTCTGAGTTTAATAGAGTGTACAATCAGCCAAGTGGAGATCCATTAAGAGATAAGCGTTTGGCAGAATTAAAAATTTTAATTAATGAAGCCGACAGACAAATAATATCAAATAAATTGAAGAGTCATCATATCGGAAATGCAAAAAAGGTTAAATATGAGTACCCAGGATTTTTCACGAAGCAACGCACTGAATAATATTCCTAAAAAGAAATTATTGGATTGGCTATCAACCATAGAATCATCAACAGATGATTTACAAGCAAAAACCACAAAGTTAATCGCAATCAATAGATATGCGGAAAGTAATATTCCAATTGAATATTGGTCATTAAAAATGGAAAGAGATTTTAAGGGTGACCCAAGGCTACTTGCAAAGTATAACGAATATATTTCTGATTTAAAATCTTCATATTTAAATGGAAAATCAATTTGTTTTAGCGGACCACATGGTGTTGGTAAAACAATGGCTGCTACATGTATTTTAAAAAAAGCGAGCCAAAAGGGATATACCTGCCATTTTTCTGATATATCAAATATAATAGCAACTTTGACACAATCTTCAAATGAAGAAAAATTTATTGCAAAAAAAGAATTAACAATGGTGGATTTTTTAGTGATAGATGAAATAGATCCTAGGTTTTTTTCATCAGAATCATCTAGTGAATTATTTATTAAAAATTTTGAAAATATATTTAGAACAAGAAAACAAAATAAATTGCCTACTCTAATATGTACTAATAGTCCTAATATAGTTGAAAGTTTCCCTAATAATTTAAAACAGAGCATAGGAAGTTTATTTTATGATGGAATGGAAAATATTTGTATATTTTCCAATGATTACAGAAAAATAAAAAATGCCAAATAAAAACTAACAACTAAATAATTTATTGAAAAAGCAAACAAGGTACATAAAAATAAGTATGATTATAGTAAATCAATTTATTTTAAATCTAATTCTAAAATAATTATAACATGTTATAAGCGTTGTGATTTTTCGCATAATCATCATTTAAAATGATCTGGATGTCAATTATGCTGTAAAATGTCTCGGATAGCCAGAGACAAACCACCAGCCTTATGTTGGTAGTAATTGACATGATTTTTCTAAAACAACATACGTAGATAAAGTTACAATAATTTGTAAAATACACTGCTTATTTAAGCTGGCGCTACATGAACGTTTAATTGGTTCTTTGGCGTAAAATACAATATAGAAGCAATAAAAATAGATAAAAATTTTTATGATTATTCTAAAACAATTTACATTAAATTAAAATAATTTGTTCGGTGCACGGATATTTTAATCAATCACCATATTTTCATATGTGTGGATCTGACTGTCCCAAATGTAGAAAAAAATAGTATCTAAAATTGGGACTGAATGGCTAATAAAATAAATATCCCAAAAGAATATATATATAAGAGATTAATTATTAGCGGCAAAATAATTAAGCCCGATGCTTATGATCTATTACTAATATAATTTATGAATTTTATGGTGATTTTTGGCACGGTAATCCTGAAGTTTATGATTGCAATGAAATTAATAAAGTAACCAAAAAAGTTTTGGAACATTATATTAAAATACAATGAACAAAGAACGCTTAATTATAGATTTTTGATATAATCTTATTATGTGGGGAAAATAATTTTAGAAAGAAGACAAAATGAGTACTAGTATAGATCTAATAATCCTTAAATATCTTATCACAAATAAAAAAAATGCACTTGATTTTGCCAATGAGTGTGATTCTAAATTATTTGCGCCCGAAGTATGGAATTTTTCTAATTTAATAATTGGATACATTAAAACATTTAAAGATATACCAACCCTTAGGGTGATAACTGAAAAATTATCAAAAGGCAGCAATGATAAATTAATAGATAGTGTTACGAAAACATGGAACTCTCTAAATGACATTAAAATAGATGATAGAGAATTTAAGCATGATCTAGAAAAATTAAAAAAACGTTTTGCAGAAAAACAAATATCATCTATAAAGGAATCTTTAATTAAATTAGACCCAGCAAATATTGATGTGTCTAAAACTGTAATGGAATTGCAAAAAACAGTTCAAAATATAAAAAGTTTAAGCCAAACAAAAACATATGAAAGAAAAACATTAAAAGAAGCCGTACCAATCTTCAGGGAAGAATATAACGCAAAAATGAATAATCCAGATTTTGGCGCTGGATTACGCACAGGATATTCATATTTAGATCATGTTACTGACGGCTTAAGACCCGGAGAATTGGTTCTAATTGGCGGAGAGTCCGGCGGCGGAAAATCAATGCTCCTAATGAATATGGCTATCCAAATGTGGATGCAAAATAATACGCTTGATACAGAAAATGATAAGTTTGTTGGAGGTAATAACGTATTATATTTTTCATTAGAAATGCCATTTAAACCATGTTTAAATCGTGTCTTGTCTAGATTATCTGGTAATCCTTCTAAGCTTATTCGTAATGCATCATTAAATCAAGATGAAGCAATAAAATTAAAAAAAGCCCTAAAATTCATTACTAGATATCCACACCAATTTGAAATAATAGATATCCCTCGTGGCGCAACAATGCAGAGCATAGAAACTATTTATGAGGAAGCTAAAACATTATATGACCCTAAAATTGTCGTGATAGATTATTTGGGATTAATGAGCTATGAAGGCTCAGAAATGGACGATTGGTTAAAATTGGGTAAAATTGCAGAACTTACGCATGAATTTTCAAGAGTACATAATTGTATTACTTTAAGTGCCGTTCAGTTAAATAGAACTAAGGGAGCAAAAGAAGAAGATAAAATAGGGCTTCATAGAGTTGGAAGATCTGCACTTATAATGCAGAATGCTAATATTGCAATTCAAATTGAAACTAGAGCTAATGAAAAACAAATGCCTGATATGAAATATCATGTAATCAAAAATAGAGATGGAAGTTTAGGCTCAGGTAGTCTTATAAAAAACTTAGCATGTGGAACACTAATCGACAATAAAATAGATGAAGATAATACAGAATTTTATGATAGAGATCCAGATGATATTTCTGATAAAATGAATCTATTAGATGACTGAATTATTTGACATTTAGTAGAAGCATTTATGCTAAAAAATATTGTTGGAGAAGCTGTAAGAGTAGAGGTAGAAGATAATACTGGTAAAGTATTTATTGTATTTGAAATTACAGACCCAAAATTAAAAAAAGACATAAAAACAAATTGGGCAGAAGACATAGAATTTAGAATAGTAGATAAATCTCTGGTATCAGAAAATGAATAATATAGATAAAATAAAAAAGATATGTATAAAATATTTGTATATCTCTAGCTAATTATATCGGCATGTTATCTTTTTTATAAAATTAGACAATGGATATATTTCTATATACCATCTATTAACTTATATGTACAGGCAGATGGCGTTTATTGGCATGGTCTCAATAAACCATTAAATGGTATAGCTCTTCAAAAAAACTTCTCAAGATAAAAAATATACAAACAAATTTTGAGAGATGAAAAATTAAATCAGTATATGAAAGATAATAATATGAAATTATCGTGCATAACTGATGATCAAATAAATAAAATATCAGATGATGATATTATTAATTACATAAAGGAAAATTGAATATGCCAACTTACTTATATAAGTGCCCTATACACGATGAATTTGAAGAAGAACACTCAATAAAAATAAAACTTGAATTCTGCCCAAAGTGTGCAGAAGAAGGTAAACCTGATGTAAAAATTGAAAGATTAATAAATTGCACATCAAAAGGAGTAGTAGAGTTATATGGCCAAGATTTGGTAGATAAAGTGAAGTCTGATACTAAGCAATTTAAGAAAGAAATTTATTCAAATGAAAATTCGTATGCGAATGTATTAGGTGATGACAAATATGAATCATTGCAAAAACAAATTTATTCTGCAAAAAGAGATAGAAGAAAATAATTTATTTTCCTAGTAATAATCCGATACACACTAGGAGAATAAAAATATAATACCAATAAAACAAACACAAGAAGAATTTATAAATAAATCAAAATGTATTTTTGGTGATATTTTTGACTACTCAAAAATTAATTACATTGATAGTAAAACAGATGTTGTTTTGATATGTAAAAAAAACACGGTGATTTTGCTATTAAACCGAAAGATCATATTTGTTATAAACGAGGATGCTCAGTTTGTAATGGAATTAAATATAATTCTGAAACATTTTTAGAAAAAGCAAAAAATACATAAAAATAAATTTTTATATGATAAGGTGGTATTTGCCGGTATAAAAACCCCAATAATAATTACATGCAAAATACATGGCGATTTTATTCAAGTTCCAGATAAACATATAAATGCTGAGCAAGGGTGCCCAAAATGTAAAAAATCAGCAAGAAAAGACTTACAATTTTTTATAAAAAAGCATCAGAAGTTCATAATAATAAATATGATTATTCTAAATCATATTTTACAACAATGCGTGATAATATAACAATTATATGCCCTAAACATGGTGAATTTAATCAATCGCCATCAAATCATATTCATAATAAACAAAATTGTCCGGCATGTATGTCCGGCAAATCTAAAAAAGAAAATGATTGGCTAGATTATATTGGAATCCCAAATGATTATTCTCATAGAACTGTAATTCTTCATATTAATGGAAGAAGGTATATTGTAGATGGTTTTGATCCAATAACAAATACTATTTATGAGTTTTATGATGACTATTGGCATGGAAATCCCAATATATATAAATCAGACGCTATTAATGATGGTAATCATATAAGTTTCGGGAATCTATATAAAAATACTATGGATAGAGAAAATAGATTAATTAGATCTGGTTATAAATTAGTAACAATTTGGGAGCAAGAATTTGACCAACTACAAACGCAATTAGATAGAAGAAAGAAAGAAATAAATAAAATATAATTTTAAATAAATTGCGTCAAATTTATTTTAATTTGACGCAATTAAAATAGGTATTATATTGTTAGCTCGACATGAACGAGGAATTATGCCAACATATTTATATAGATGCCCAATACATAATGAATTTGAATACGAACATTCAATTAAAGAAAAATTAGAGGAATGTCCTAAATGCAAAGAAGATGGATTGGATCCACAAAAAGTAATTAGGTTAATATCTAATGGTACCGGATTTATACTTTCTGGTGGCGGATGGGCTCGCGAAGGATATTCTTGAAATATGTCAACAAAAAATAAAAGACTAAAAAGAATACACGATTTATTAAAATTTGTATTGACCTTAGATGATGAAGAAATTATAAAATCTACTATTGAGTCTGTGATAGAGTTATTAGAAGATGAGATTAATAAATAATTTGACATCAAATTTTAGTATCAATATTTAGATATAACAATACTTCCAAATAAAAAGAGAAATAAAATAATGTTAAGTATAGAAGACGCGCAAGAATTGATGGAAAAATTTACAGAATTACGCGATAAAGCGAATGATTCTAAATCAGATACAGATCTGCTTATGCTTAAAAAGCATGAGAGGATATGTATTGAAAAATTTAAGTACTTAGTAACAATGAAGACTGGTCGTTACAAGTCATTTAGTAATTATGATGATTTAACTCAAGAAGGCATGGAAGCTTTAATTAAAGCCATGAAAAATTATAACCCTAAAAAGGGGACATGGTTTTGGTGGGCTCATAAATACATAGACACTCGTATTTCAAGAAGCGCTAATTTGCATACTACTATTAGATACCCATTAAAAGTGGCTAAAAATAATACTCCACACAAAGAAGCTATAATGCCAACTTTGATTGAAGAGAATTATTGCCCTGATAAAGAATTGGAAAATTTGCAAGTAAATGGCGCAATTAAAAATGTCATGGATATCTTAACAAAAGAACAAAAAGAAATAATCAATTTGGCTTTTGGTTTTGACGGCGATAAACCTATGTCTATAAATAAAATTTGCAAAAAAATGAATATTTCTAGATTAAGCTGCATTAAAACAATGAACGGCGCTCTTTCTATAATGAAAGAAAAAATTAAAATTTAATACATTAATTACAATGAAGGCAATTATGAAATATACTTATTCTCAGGTTTTTGAGTCATCCGTCAAATATTTTAATGGTGATGAGTTCGCTGCAAAAGTTTTTGTCGATAAATATGCGTTACAGGATTTAGATGGGAATTACATTGAATTAAATCCTGAAGCAATGCACAAAAGATTGGCTAAAGAATTTGCAAGAATAGAAAAAAAATATCCAAATCCTATATCAGAGGATTTAATTTTCTCACTATTTGATAAATTCAAATATTGTGTTCCGCAAGGCAGCCCGATGTCTGCAATAGGAAACCCATATCAAATTCAGAGTTTATCAAACTGCTTTGTTGTGCAGGGCGTGTATTCTGATAAATTAGATTCTTATGGTGGTATTATGTTAGCTGATCAAGAGCTAGCACAAATCATGAAAAGAAGAGGTGGATGTGGTTTAGATATTTCTGGAATTAGACCAAAAGGCACAATTACAGCAAACTCAGCTAAAACAACAGATGGTATTGCTGTATTTATGGAACGCTTTTCTAATACATGTCGCGAAGTTGCACAAAATGGTCGACGAGGCGCTGAAATGCAAACTATTTCAGTTAATCATCCAGAAATAGAAACATTCATAAATATTAAAAAAGATTTAAAAAAAGTTACTGGAGCAAATATATCAGTTCGTATTAATGATGAGTTTATGAATGCTGTAAAAAATAATCAAGATTATATTTTGAGATGGCCAGTAGAATGCACAGAAGATAATGCAAAAATAACAAAAAAAGTTAAAGCAAAAGAAATATGGGACCAAATTATAGATTCTGCTTGGACCTCCGCTGAACCAGGATTATTATTTTGGGATACTGTCAAGAAACATACCCCCTCTGATATCTATTCTGAATTTGGTCATAATTCAATTAGCACTAACCCATGTTTTTCTGGTGATACGTTAATTGCGGTTGCTGATGGTAGAAATGCCGTTAGTATTAAACAGTTGGCTGAAGAGGGTAAGGATGTTCCAGTTTATTCAATGAATAAAGAAACTGGATTAGTTGAAATTAAAATGGGACGTCATCCTAGAGTTACTGGCACAAATAATAAACTTGTTAGAGTTTGGCTAGATGATGGTTCCTATTTAGATACAACTCCAGATCATAAATTTATTCTATTGAATGGAAATGTGGTTGAAGCTAGGAATTTGGAAATTGGTAGTAGTTTACCAAGATTTACAAAAGCTTTAGAACCAGCTAAAACTAATGGCAAAGATTATTATAGAATATATCGTAATACAAAAGATCAATCTCAAAATAAGATATTTGAACATAGATTAATTGCAAAATTTCATAACCCAGAAAAATGGGATAATGTTTTTAATGAGGTTAAAAAATCTGGTTTTGCTAAAACTGGCGGATTAGTCGTTCATCATAAGGATTATAATCAACTAAATAATTCTCCTGATAATCTTCAAATAATGACCTTTAGAGATCATCAAAAGCTACATGCTGAAAAAGATAATTCTGGTAAATACTCAGAATTTACTGCTGAAAAAATTAAGCAATATGCATTGGAGTTAACTAAGCAATTAGGTAGAAGATTTACCAATTCTGAATGGACTAAATATGCATCTGAAAATGGATTGCCACAAAGTTTTTCTTTATTTAGAAAAGATCAATTAGGATCAGTTGCTCAATTATCTAAAATTTGTGCGGCAGAATTGAATTTAGAGTTTATTAATGAAGACCCAAGACTTGTAAAAACATATCAATCTATGTTAGAACAAGGATATGATTCAAAAATTATTAATCATGTGGTAATGGTAAAAAGAGTTTGTGAAGTTTGCCATAATGAATTTGAAATAGATCACCTTCACAGGGAGAGCTCTATTTGCTCAGTTTCATGTAAAAATATTTATCTAAATTCAGATATGCTTACTAAAGCAAAAAGAAACGATTCACGAGATACGTTTAACCAAGATAAAATGGTTAAAGTAAAACAAGATCAATCTCGCATTTATTCAAAATTAAAATTCGATCTTAACAGAGACCCCACGATGAAAGAATGGGAACAATCCTGTAAATTAGAAAATGTCCCTTATCGTATCGGCGATATCTTGAAATTTGGATTCAAGAATTTCGAAGAGGTAGCTGAAGCTGGTAGTAATTATAATCATAAAGTTGCCAAAGTTGAAGAATTAATGGGCGAACATATCGTTTATAATATTACAGTAGACGATAACCATATTGTTGCGATAATTACGGCAAGTAAAGAAAAACGAAAAAGTTTATCATACACTGGCATATATGTGCAACAATGTGGGGAAATTGTATTACCCGCATATGACGCATGTAGATTATTAGTTTTAAACTTATCTTCATATGTCAAAAATCCATTTACAAAAGATGCTACATTTGATTATGATTTATTTTATGATCATACTATAATTGCGCAGAGATTAATGGATGATATAATTGATCTTGAATTAGAATCAATTGATAAAATAATTGCTAAAATAAATAAAGATCCTGAACCACAAGAAGCTAAAGCAGTAGAACTAAATTTATGGAATAAAATCCGTAAAATGAATGAGTCTGGGCGTAGAACAGGATTAGGCATCACTGCACTAGGTGATTGTTTAGCTATGCTTAATGTAAAATATGGCAGTGAACAATCCGTAAATATAACTGGCAAAATTTATAGAGCATTAGCAGTTGCGTCACATACATCTTCTGTCATAATGGCAGAGGAAAGAGGCGCTTTCCCTATATTCAATTATAATTTAGAGAAAGATCATAAGTATCTTGGCAGTATTATGAATGATTGCGCGATTGAAATTAATAAGAAATGGAAAAAATTTGGTCGTCGTAACATTGCTAATACAACTACCGCTCCAACTGGATCTGTATCAGCAATGACTCAAACAACTTCTGGAATTGAACCAGTGTATTTATTGTCATATGTTCGTCGCAAAAAACATAATCCTTCTGATAAAAATGCTAGAATAGATTTTGTTGATAATATGGGTGATTCTTGGCAAGAATTTACAGTATACCATCATGGATTAAAAAAGTGGATGGATATTACTGGTGAAAATGATATAACAAAATCTCCATATTATGGAGCTACATCAAATGAGATAAATTGGTTAGCTTCTGTGGAAATACAGGCAGCTGCTCAAAAATCTATAGATCACAGTATTAGTAAAACATGTAACTTGCCAGAGTCAGCAACAAAAGAATTAGTTTCAGAAGTTTATATGAAAGCTTGGGAATTAGGTTGTAAGGGCTTTACAGTTTATCGCGATAAATGCAGGTCAGGCGTTCTTATTAATGAAAACGAATCTAAATCTAATAAATTAGACGCAAGACCAACTGACATACAATATTTAATGGCGCCAAAGAGACCAATTGAATTGCCATGTGAAATCAAAAAAGTAAAAATTAATGGAGAAGCTTGGACATTTTTCATTGGTAAATTAAATGGTAAACCATATGAAGTATTTGGCGGTTTATCAAAATTTGTTGATATACCAAATAAACACAAAACTGGAAGAATTGTTAAAAATGGTAAAGTCGACGGGTTAACAACATATAATTTAAAAATTGGTGAAGGTGATGAAGAAATGATCATAAGAGATATTGCTAATATTTTTGAAAATGCAAACTTTGGAGCATTTACAAGAACAATATCATTAGCATT